CAGGTGGAAGCTAAGGAAGGGCATTTCCACCAATCCAATTATGCAGAACGTGTTTAATAAGTATGGGGAAGATTGCCTTTCTTTCACTATTTTAGAAGAGTGCGAAAGGGACAAAAAGACCCTGGCAGAAAGAGAGATGCATCACTTTACCATCTTGAGTGGCATTTACGGTGATGGGGCTATGATGAACATTTTTAAGAATGAAATGACATCAAGGCTTGGCACTCCTCATAGTGAGGAGACAAAAAGAAAGATAAGCCTCGCCAACCAAGGCCCAAGGAGTGATAAGCAGATTGCTGCGGATCGCAAACTTGCTACGTGCAACATAGGAAGAAAGCTATCGCCAGAATCCATAGCCAAAAGAACCGCCAAGCAGACAGGCATTAAGCGCAGCGAAGAGACAAAGAGAAGGATGCGCGAGGCCATGAAAAATAGGCCGTCGATGAGCGAAGAGACCAAGCGAAAGATCTCTGAGACAAAAAAGGCCAAGGGTCAGAAGCCAAGCTCAGAGCATATGGAAAAACTCCGGCAGCTTGCCGTTGGAAGGCCAATGAGTGAAAAGAATAAAGCGGCATTGATTGCAGCCAAGATTGGAACCAAAAATCCTCCAGAAGAATCTGAGCGACGCAATGCTACTAGGCGGGCCAATGCAAAACTGAGAGGTAAGGAGTGGTAATGGCAACCCTAACCGGCGGTGACAAACTGGCCAAGATACTGGCTGATATTGGCGGCAAGGCGCAAGGCTCCGTCGATGTCGGCTTCATGTCTGGAGCAACCTATCCGGATGGCACGCCTGTTGCTCAGGTGGCGTTCTGGAATGAGTTTGGACACGGCGGGCGCTTCCCCGCCCCTCCTCGCCCATTCTTCCGTAACATGGTCAACGAGAAATCGAGTGAATGGCCAAAGCGACTTGGCGACGCGATCAAGTATTACGAAGGTGATGGACGCAAGGCGCTTGCCGGGATGGGTGAGGCGATCAGTGATGATCTGGCCGAAAGCATTATCAACACCAACGAGCCAGCATTGTCCAAAACCACTCTGATGTTGCGCTCCATCTATGGCAATAACCCACAAGAGATCCGAGCGCGTGACGTACTGGCAGCGCAAGAGCTTGTAGAGGAAGGGTTTCAAGGTGCTGGCGGCAGCCAGGCCAAGCCCCTGGTATGGACTGGGCACATGCTCAACAGCATCACTTACGAGGTGAAGGAATGAACCTGCGAGCCATAGCCAACTCGGCAACGCAATCCATCAATCCCAACACGCCGGTGACTGTGAAAGTATCCAGCGGTTACACCATAGACCCGGCCACCCGCCGCCAAGTGCCCGCCTACACCGTCGAGACGGGGCAAGCAAATATCCAGGCACTGGACGGCAAAGACCTCAAGCAGCTGGATGGGCTAAACATTCAGGGCACCATCCGTGCCGCCTACCTGTACGGCAACCTGGCCGGGGTAGTTCGCCCAGACAGCAAGGGTGGCGATCTGGTCGAGTTCAACAACCAGAGCTGGCTGGTGGTCAAGGTGCTGGAGACCTGGCCGGACTGGTGCAAAGTGGCTATCGTTTACCAGGGAGCCGCAGCATGAGCGCCATGCCTAACATCACTATCGACAACGTGATCGCCGCGCTGGCGGATTTTCTGGACCCGCTGATGCCAGCCGGGACGCAGATAGTCCGCGCCCAAACAAACAGAGTGGCTATGCCTGAGCCGCCGTGCATTGTGCTGACTGAGATGGGGCAATATGACCTCGCCACCACTCGCAACACCTACGACATGATGACTGGCGCAGACTTCCAGCGGTCAACCCGCATTGATATCCAGATCGACTTCTACGACGGCCAGGCTGGCGAGATGTGCAACACAGCCAAGACCCTGCTGCGCAGCTCCTACGGCCCGGACAACTTCCCGGACAACATCAAGCCGCTGTACTGCTCTGACGGCATTCAGGCCCCGCTCATTACCGGCGAGGAGCAGTACGAGGCCCGTTGGACGATAACAGCCTCGATGCAGTACAATCCTGTCATCAACGTGGCTGCCGAGCAGTTCGACACCGTTGGTGAAACATCGGTGATCGCAGCCGATTTACTCAACCCCGTGTAAGGAGCAGGCGATGCCTATCCCCGTAAGTCAAATTGTGACGGTCAATCCCGCAGTAGTGGGGACAGGCGGCAACCCGCTTTCTCTCAACGCTGTGTTTTTGGATGATGACCTGACCACCCCCGTGTCCAGCTTGCTGAGCTTCCCCGGTCTGGATAGCGTCGGCGAATATTACGGGTTCAACTCCGCCCAGTATTCGCTGGCCGGGTTCTACTTCAACGGCCCGGACAACAGCTTCAAAAAGCCCGGCACCCTGTTCTTTGGTGGTTATGCAGCCGCAGCTCGCGCCGCCTGGCTTCGTGGACAAGTGCTGGCGCTCACCCTGGAGCAGATCAAGGCCATCGCCGGCACACTGACGGTGACTATCGACGGCACAGCCTTCACTGATGCCAGTGTCGATCTGTCCACTGCTACCAGCTTCACCAATGCCGCCACACTACTGACCACCGGCTTGGCGCTGACCGGCTCCGCCGCTGTGACTTGGGACGCCACCGCATCCCGCTTTGTTGTCACCTCCGGCACCACTGGCGCAACCTCAACCATCACCCAGGCAACCGGCACCGCCGCCGAGCCGCTGGGCTTGTCCGCTGGCATCCTGTCTCAGGGTGTGGATGCGGACACCCCCGCAACTGCCATGGCGCGAATCAAGGATCAGTCCTACAACTGGGCAACGTTCACCACCGTGTTCGAGTGCGACCTGACCGAGCATGAAGGTTTCGCTCAGTGGGCCAACACCCAGAACAAGGGCTATGCCTACATCGCGTGGGATAATGATGCCGGTTACAAGACCACCAACAATGCCTCTGTGCTCGGCTCCATCGTGGACGCTTTGAACTACGACGGCACTCTGGTGATCTACGGTGATGCCGAGCACGCCGCCGCCGCTTGCGGGTGGGCAGGTTCTATCGACTGGCAGGCCGTCAACGGCCGCAGCACCCTGGCATTCCGCCAGTTCTCTGGTCTGGAACCATCCATTTCCAGTCTGGCTGACGCCACCGCAGTGCTGTCCAATAATGCCAGCTACTACGGCGCTTATGTTGATCGTGGTGAGGGCAACGAATACAGCATCATGTACGATGGCCAGATGAACGGCTCCAGCTTCGAGTGGGCTGATTCCTTCATGGCCCAGCTGTACCTGAATGCCCAGCTTCGCCTGGCCATCTTCAGCGGCCTGCTGTCGGTAAACTCGGCCCCCTACAACGCGCTGGGTGACACTCTGCTGCGCTCATGGTGCCAAGATCCTATCACCGAGGCGCTGAACAACGGCAGCATTCGCACCGGCGTACTGCTCAGCAACTCGCAGAAAGCGACCATCGCCCAACAGGCCGGTTTGGATATCAGCTCCGATCTGCAAAGCAAGGGCTACTACCTGCAGATCCTGCCAGCAACCGCCCAAGTTCGAGGCCAGCGCAAGAGCCCGCCCGTTAAGCTGTGGTACATGGACGGCGGCAGCATTCAACAGATCACCCTGGCGTCTATCGCCGTACTTTAAGGAGAGACGACCATGGCTCGTACGATTACCAGCGCGGACAGCGTTTTCATCCTGAGTTCGGCAGACTTCGCGCTGGCTGCCACTCAGATCCAGGGCTACGCTGCCGACGCAGCGTTTGCCACTGACGAGGCGGACACGGCTGAGGTTGTGCTCGGGGTTGATGGCGTCATGTCTGCCGGCTGGGTGCCGCGCATGTATACCCAGACCATCACCCTGCAAGCGGACTCTGCCAGCATTGATCTCTTTGACGGTATCGTGCTGGCGCAGGATGCCAACCGCACCGTGTTTCGCCTTGGTGGGGTAATCACCCTGCCAGGCACCGAGCGGTCATACACGCTTACTCGCGGCGTGCTGAACCGGCACACCTCAATCCCGACCGCGCAGCGCACCTTGCAGCCCCGAACGTTCACGATCACGTGGGAAAGCATCTTGCCGACTCCACTGGTATAATCCCAAGGCGGCCAGATGGTCGCCTTGATTCTTTCTATGGCTAGCTCACTGCTGGCCAACAACTGACGATGAGATGAGACGATGAGACGCACCGAGACCGTAGAGATCACAGAAGGCCGCGACACTGGCAAGAAGTACCAGATCACCGAGATGTCAGCCGAGGCGGCGGAGTGGTGGGCATTCCGGGCGCTGCAAGCCGTAGCGTCCAGTAACGTAGATCTGAACCTGCAGGCGCCAATGCGTGAGCTTGCCGTGCAGGGCATCAAGGCGCTGGCCGGGGTGGCGCCGGATATGGCACGCCCACTGCTGGACGAAATGATGTCCTGTGTCCAGATCCTGGTTCCGGCTACCCAAAAGCCGCGCCCCTTGCTGGATGGTGACATCGAGGACGTAAAGACCCGCTTCATGCTGCGCAAGGCAGTGATGGAATTGCACCTGGGTTTTTCTACCGGTGGCGAAGAGCAGATCTAACAGTCGCCGAGCAGGCCGGAGGGTCAGGGGTCGAGATGGCCCCTTATTCAAATACCCCCGGCATCATCGCCACCCTGGTTTCAGCACGGCTCGCCACCCTCCACGAACTGCAGACGATTTATGGCCCATATGACGCCTATCGGATGCTTGAAATTCACCAGATTGACCAACTGAACACAGCCCGAGTGCGCGCCGCTGGCGTGGCAGGGTAGGAGGCCGCATGGCAACAGTGATTGATAGCCTGATCGTGACCCTGGGGCTGGATAACAAAGACTTCC